ATTGCTACTTCTAAGGGATGGACAGTGGTTAACTAAAAAATTACAATTATGAAAGCAAAGATTATAAGGAATCAAGATGGCCAGTATTATGATGTATTTACTGGAAGAAAAGCTGTATTGCTCACTGCTGAACATGCCGTATATGGAGACTTAGAAGGNTGGTTAGATTTTAGTAATGAACAAGAGGCATGTAAATTTTTTGGACTTATTAAAGCAGATAATGAATTGGTCAATCTATTAACTTCAGAAAAAAGTACAGATATTCCACAGAATCCATTCATCACATATGTTCTACAAAGTGAATGCCCAATAGATAGTATGGTAAGAACTGCTTATTGGTGTGGCGANATAAGTGCTTCTAACAATTATTTTAGAATTGACTTTCTTGTTAAGCATGANGGGCATCCAGAATTAGATAAGTGGATATATACGTATATTGATAAGCTTACAACCATAACCAANCCTACTACTGGTGAGCCAGTGAATGAGTATGACTTCTTTTATGCTATGGTCCAGCAAGGAACACCCTTTTTGGATATTATTACTTATGGTTTGCAAAAAGCTGATTTGGATGGAACAATTAATAAACGACTTTATTCTTAATACATGAAAAGTTTGTATATTTGGTGCATATTATATGTCTAATTAATAATCATACACTTATGACAGTAAATTTAAATCTAAAAGACAGGCTTACTATGATAGAACTCCTTCCTAAACAAGGAGATATCATTACCATGATGCTTGTAAAGAACCTATTAAGTAGGTTAGACTTTAGCTCAGAAGAAATCAAAGAGTTTGAGCTAAGGGTTGAGGAAGATTCTATTCGGTGGAATCCTGAGAAAGGAGATGCTGAAAAAGCAGTAGAGATTAGTGATGCAGAGCTTAAGGTTGTAATGGATGGAATTGATGCTCTTGATAAAGAGAAGAAGATACCTATCAGCATGATAGACTTAATTTCAAAGCTCAAAGCACTTAAGTAACATTTGGTTTATTTAATATATTGTAGTAAATTTGTCACAAAATAAACATATAGTTATGGCAGATACCAAAGANAAAAATGCCGATACTTTAGGTATTGACTTCTCAGCCCTCATGGCTGATGATAGNGTAACAGTTGATAGTAGTAAGACTGTTGATGATGACCATACCCAGGCAGCTAAAGCAGCTAAGGATGCCAGCAAAGATGCTCCTGAAGATATTGATGTAAACAAGGTTCTTGCTGACATGCTTGGTGATAAAGGAGATGAACCTGTCAAACCTGAGGATAAAAAACCCGCTACACCTAAAGTAGATGATACTTTAGATGATAAAGCAGATAAATCTAAAGATACTAAGAAAACAGATACAGGCGATGAGCCCTTTGCTCTTACCTTTGCTAAGTATCAATATGAACAGGGAGTTATCTCTGAGATTGATGAAGAAACTATTAAAAAGATTGCTGAAGAAGAAGGTGAGGCTGCTGCTGTATCTTATGTTATAGCACACGAGCTTGATATTAACAGAGCTCAGCTTCTTGAACATTACAACGAGCAATTTAATAAATTTGTTGAGCTTACAGAAGGAGGAGTTCCTCACGAAGAAGCTGCTGATATTGTTAAGCTTACTTCTCAGATAACCAGTATAACTCCTGAGGACCTTAAAGGTGATGATAAGGAGGACTTGCGAAGGAACATCCTTACTGCCTACTATAAAAATACTATGGTAGGAGCTTCTGATGCTAAAATTAAGAAGATTGTTGACAATCATATTGCTTTGTCTGAAGATGTTGAGGAAGCTACTAATGCTCTTGAAGAACTTAAGGCTATTGCCAAGAAAAAAGAAGAAGAGGCTATNGTTGCTGCAAAGCAAAGAGAAGAAGCTTATAAACAGTCTATACAGCAATATGTTGAGTCTGTTAAGAAAACTGTCAGTGAAATAGATGAGATTATTCCAGGACAGAGAATTAATAAGCAGACCAGGCAAAAGATGGAAGAGCTTATTCTTAAACCTCATACTACAGATGCTCAAGGTAGAGCCTTGAATGGCATATGGGCTAAGCGCGCTGAGAACCCTCAGAAGTTTGATGCTATTCTTGCCTATATGGTTGCTACAGGAGCATTCGATGGTAAATGGAACAAAGTAGCTGATGTAAAGAAATCAAAGGTGGTAGATGAACTTGAAGAACACCTTAAAAGAAAATCATATACTTCATCCCTTGGTAGCAGCGCTACAAAGAGGGGTGAGGATATTGACGGAAGAGACTATCTTGAAAGTATGAAGAAAGTCTTTTCATAACTCTATTGGTTTAACCTTTTTAATACGTAACTAAAATGAATGTTAGTAAATTACAAATTGTAGAACCCAAATATTGGAGTGGGCTTACTAGGGAAGCTCACCTTGGCTGGTTGGGTATGCGTGAACCTCAGTTCATTAACAATGTGATTGAACGCTTGTATGAAGTTAACTATGGTGCTGATAACTTTGTCAGCCTGATAGAAAAACTTCCTGTGTTCTACATCAATGAAGATGCTCCTTTCAGGTGGAGGATTCAAGGCACTGAAGAAAGAAATATTCCCCTTGTCAAAGCTGCTCTTACCCCCACTGGTAACCAGGTTGCTTCAACTGACCGTGCTGGATTGAATCGCTCAAGATTCTATATGTGGTTTGGAGAAAAGTATTTTGATGTAACCTCAGTAATTGTTGGCGAGCGTCCTGATGCTTTCTCTCTACGTGTTGTTGAAGAACCTGTGCTTGATGGCAGCCTGTATAGGTATACTGTTGAGCTCGTGACAGGTGATGACAACTTGTTTGTTCCCTATTCTGACCTTGCTGTTGGAACCAGATGGAGCGAAGAATATGGCCTTGTTGAACAGGAACTCTCTCTTCGTGGTAACTCAGTGCACCATGCAGCTCCTTATATCCTGGAAAATACTGTGTCTGCTATCCGCAAGAACTATGATGTTCCGGGCAATATGATTACTGCTGGTAAGAATGCACCACTTGCATTTGCCTTTGTTGATGACACTGGTAAAGTACAGACTCGCTGGATTGATAAGCTTGGTTGGGACTTTATGGTGCAGTTCAGACGTGATAAAGCTCGCCTGCTCCTGTATGGAAAATCTAACAAGCTTATGGACAATAGTGGCTATGGTAATAAGGGAGAAACAGGAAATACCATTCGTGCTGGCTTTGGGCTGTATGAACAGATGGATGGCTCTAATGTTCTCTATTACAACGACTTTAGCCTTGATGGTCTGACTGACTTCGCAATGGATATTACCACTGGTAAGTTCCGTGAAGATAGTCGTAGATTTGTCCTTTCAACTGGTGAACGTGGTGCTTACCTGTTCCACAAGAAAGCTGCTGATAAAGCATCTGGTCTTACCTGGTTGAAGAGTGACCATAACATTATTGTAGCTAATGGACGTGTAACCCTGGATGAAGGGCAGTTCCTTGAATATGTGTCTGTCAATGGCATCAGGTTTGAAGTTATGATTGACCCAACCAAGGATGACCCTGTACGTAACAAGACTATGCATCCTCTTGGAGGTCTTGCCTCTTCCTATATCTTTGATATCTTTGACTTTGGAACTACCGATGGTAAACCCAATGCTCAGAGAGTGCTTGTCAAAGATAATGAAGAGTTCTTTGGTTATATTCCTGGCTTGAGAGACCCCTTCTCACCATATAATAATCTGACTGAGCCCAGGATGATGGCCTCACCTAAAGACGGGTATTCAGTGTATAAGATGTTCATTGGTGGGATTATGCTTCGTAATCCTCTGAAGACAGGACGTATGATTCCTGCTATTCTCAGGTAATTTTTATTGGGGATGTCTATGAGACTTAAGGTAGGTCGCACCTACCTCCCCAAACTAAGCTGATATGTGTAACACTAAAAATACATTTATGACAAAAGAAGAAGCTATCAAGAAAGGGTATCTTGAAGATAAGATTGTATATCTTAAGCCCTTACCTCGGCCTGGCAAGATGGTACGTGACAAAAACCATGTGGGATATTTCATGTGGGATGGTGCAGTGAAGCACTTTTGTCTACCTATAGATGTCAATACGGGTGTTTTGAAAAATCCCTTTTCCTCAGATGAAGAAAGAAAATTCTTTGAGGAAGCTATGAATGCTGACTTGAATGTCTTCAGTTCAAACAGCAAGTTCTGGAAGGACTTTAAAGTTAGTATTGTCAAAGACGCAGGTTTCATGGAGAATGGTGTAAAGTTTGATTTGAGTGTTCCTATTGATAACTTGAAATATAAAGTACTCAAGTTATGGGCAGGAGAAGAAGTTGCTCTAAGTGAAGAAGATGCTGAGGCTAATCCTTTTGTCAGGTTTATTCTTGTAGAAGAAGGTTATAAGAGTAAAAAGCAGGTTTCTGAAGCTGATGCTCTTGTAGAGATATATACCTTCTATGGTTCTATTAAGGACAGTCAGAGGAAATGTGCTGACTTCCTGAGTGCTTACTTGCTCAATAAACATAGTGCACGTATGGTACCTGAAGATGCCACTTTGGAATGGCTCAATGCTCAAATTAAAGATGCTATTGATAANGATAGGGCAGGTGTTCTTGATACTATCCGTGACACTAATTATGATATGAAGCTCTTTATTGCCAGAGCTGTAAGGATTGGCGCTATTCAGAAGTATGGTGTTAACTCATACTCTATTCCAGGTATGGGTGTTAAGTATACTCTTGCTGAGTTTGTTCCTTACATGAAACAGCTGGAAGATACGACAGATGACATATATCTGAAGATTAAAGCACAGGTAGATATGGCTTCAGGCAATAAGAAGGTACATACTACAACTACTAAAAAGAATGAATAATGGCAGGAATGACTGCATCCCAGATGATGTATGAAGCTAAGGTTATCTATGAAGCCTTAGCTTCAGCTGATGCCCGTGGATATACCAACAGAGAGTGGTCTACTTTGCTAACCCAGGCACAGGAAGATGTGGTACTTGAGATATGCACAGAAGGCATAGATAGAGATGAAGATAACAGAAGGAGTATAGCTAACTTACTGCATAGCCTGAAAATATCTAATGCAGGATATTCTACTGATGGAACTACTACGACATCAGCAGTTACACGTATAGCTACTTTTGGTGAATATCCTAATGCTTATCAGGTATCTATCATTGCGGCGTTAAATACTCCTCTAATAACAAATCATCTTGTCACACTCAATGAAAGAGCAGACGCTACATCATCTGATACTACTTATGTTAACATACAGGTAGAACCTATTCAGTATGATTTCTACATGGCTAATAAGGATAATCCATTCAGAAAGCCAAGTAAAGAGTTATTCTGGAGATTAGAATATCCTGGCGGAGAGAATTTGACTATNCCAGGATATCCAATGAAAAGGATTATAATCACCAATGGATTTACTCTATCTGCTTATTATATGGATTATCTGAGCAAGCCTGACCCAATNATTGTAGCTTCTTCTGACTATACATCATCTATGTATATAGACGGTAAGCAATTATCTTTATATACAACTACATCACTAGATTGTAAGCTAGACCCTATAGTACATAGAAGGATTGTTAAGAAAGCTGCTAAGTTAGCTTATGCTTATATGCAAGAGCAACTTGGTTATCAGATACAAAATATTGAAGAACAAGATACTCAGTAGTAAAGCAAAAGTGCATTGTTTTACTACTTAACTTTAGTATATTTGCACTATAATTAAACCTATGTTTAACTCAAATAATTACAACAATGGCAATTAACGAAAAAAATGCTACTTATGTGTTTGTAGCTAACTCTGATTTTACAGGAACTACACTTGATGACCTTANGGGTGTNAATAATAGTGGGAAAGTAGCTATTGTAGATGAGTCGGGAAGTGTTAAAACATCCAGTATACTTAGTGCTGATACTNNGGTAAGAGTTGCAGCNAATGTAAATGGTGTTCTGCATTTCTCTCCCTTCTTCAAACCTTCCCAAGCTACTATTACATACCAGGCAGGGCAAGCTGCTCTACCACAGGTAACTCTTATAGGGCACAACGGTGGTTCTCTCAATGTAGGTATTGGCTCGATTGTTACAGGAAACTATGTCCTGCGCATCTGGCTGAATAGCACACGTGGGGTGTATGGTACAATGCCTGTNATTAAGGATGTTCTGTACTATGCAAACTCTTCTGTTGACACCCAGGCAACAGTGGTTAAGAATATTGTAGATTCAGGTAATAGCATTTTGAAGAAAGGAGTGCTCTATCCTCAAATTGCTCTGGCTCGTACAGTTGATGGTGCTGGTGGTGCTAATACTATTAGTGCTATTTCTGGTATTAAGCTTATCAAGCTCACTAAAGGTTCTACTACTGTAGGTGTATTCAATGTTAATACATCTGGTGCTGTAGCTACTACTGCCAGTGTGAGTGATGCAGCTATATTAACCATTCCTTCATATAATGGAAGGTCATTTACTTTCACTGCAAATNTTCTGGGTACAGGTGCTGGGCGTCATCTCATTTTCATTAATGATGAAACATTTAATGTGGCAGATGCTGGAGATGCCAGTCAGAATGCTACAGCTATTGCTGCTGCTATTAATGCAGGTAGTAAGTATGCATCTGCAAGTGCTTCAACAAGCACTGTGACTATCACTCTGAAACCTAATGTATTTGCTGTAGTTCCTGCAGTTATTTATACTGCAGATGATAGTACTTTCACAGCAATTGCAGTAAGTATTGCTTCAGGTGAGTCCAAAGCTACCAAAGCCATCATTAATGGTACTACTTCTTCAGCTGCAACCTTTGAACTTGACTTGCCCTGGGAAGGAGAGACCTGCTATGTAACTGTTGGTACAACTGAATCTTACTGTGCTGGTACTGTGACTGTGAATGGTTCGGCCAACTGGGGTATTAAAGTATCAGGGTTGCCCAAGCCTATCTTTAATCCTGTCACTGATGAGCCTGATGTAGTTAACTTTGTAGCTACCCTGAATGGTCCAGGCATTTATGCTGCTTCATACAATGCTCAGAAGGGATTTGCTGGTGTTGGAACATATCATCAGGTTGCTCAGGCTGAAGTATATTCTTCCTTCATGGATGGATATATTGTCAACAGCTCAATGCCACCTACCAAATATCCCNACCAGGCTACAATCAATGCTACTAATGGACTTTACAATACTTTTGCTTTTGATGTGACTACTCCAGGCTTTGTAGCACAGGGTGCTGGAATTAACGTAAAGAGTGGATTTAGAGTGATGATAGCAGTTGATAGTGGGCTGTTTGATTCAGGTGAATCTGGTGCTGATATTAAGACTGTCTTTGGAATTTCCTAATATAAGTTAATAGGGGAAGCCCTCATGGGCTTCTCCTATTTTTATCTATAACCAATTAAACATTACTATTATGAATATAGACAATATTCAGTTTGGTGATGGTATAGCAGTAAGAGGTAAAGCATGGCTTAGTAAGGCCATTAGATACTTCATGAGGCAATACAAACCGGGAGTTAAGGATTACAGTCATAATGCTGTAATTATTAATATGTGGGGAGAGAAGTGGGTTGCTGAGGCTCTTGNCTGGGGAGTGAGATTAAGACCTTTTGCTTATACTGAATATGCTCACAGTACAAACTGGGTTATCTTAAGAGATAAGAGGGGGTTTAATGAAGAGCAGATTAAGCGTATGAGTTGGAAGTGTGCCAGTCTAGCAGGTGTAAGGTATCAATATGAAAATTTGCCTACATGGATAATCAGGGTTTGGCTTAAGCTGAATCTCTTCAAGAAGAGAAATGAGAAGTCAATATATTGTTCTGAGCTTCTTGCTATTGCAATAAATGAAGCATATCCTGGTACATTTAAAGCACCTAATGCTATGTCACCTGCAGACCATATTGCCAGTGGAGTGTATGATATAATAGAATAGTAAGTTATGGAACAGTCATTTTTAGAAGCGCTAAGATTGGGAGCAATAGAGATATTGCATTCTGTAAATACAAAATTTCTTGTATTGTTCATTGTTATTATGTTTTTATTTAATGAAGCTATCAATCATCCTGAACTATGTCAATGGTTAAANTGGCTTCAGAAAGTACCCACAAGTATTAGAGTATTTGTATCTGGTATTTTACTTGCTATTATATTTGCATTATTAGAAGGNTATAGAGATGCTGNCAATATAAGAAAGTTGTTCTATGCTATAGTTGTTGGCATGGTAATATGGAAGTTAGGAGTTAGCTATTTGTTTGATGCAATTAAGCAATGGTGGAACAAAC